TTTTGGGGATTTCAAATCACAGAGTTTATCTTTGAAGGTTTGATGTATATTATCATTGTTGGTCTCGGTGTTGCAACCGCAGAGAAGTTTTCACGTAAGGGACAATAACTATGTCAAAATCTATTGTAATAGAACGTGCCGTTCCTACTAATAAAGCTCTTTACAGTAGAGTAAAGTCACGTATAAAGAAGAAATTTAAGGTGTGGCCGAGTGCGTATGCCTCGGCTGCACTTGTTAAAGCATACAAATCTGCCGGTGGTGGTTATCGTAACGAATCAGTCACAATTAATAACCCGGTTTATCGTCTCGAAGGATATACAACAAATGGGTGTGGTAGAATCGTAGAACTTCATTTTGGTCTTCAAGAGTCAGAAACAGAAGTTCTCGGTGAAGCTGAATATCGTGGACGTAAAGTATCTTTAGGTAAACCATTCAGAACACCCGGTGGTCCAAAGAAATTCTCGGTATATGTAAAAAAACCAAACGGTAATGTTGTAAAAGTAAACTTTGGTCATAAGGGTTCGGGTGGAACAAAAACAATGAGAATTAAAAAGTCAAATGCTCAACGTAGAAAATCATTCAGAGCAAGGCATCGTTGTAATACACCTGGTCCTCGTCACAAAGCCCGTTATTGGAGCTGTAGATTTGGTTGGCCAAAGTCTGGTAAAGGTGCAATAGACAAAACTTAATAATGAATGCACAAATACTCAAAACATATCTTAGACCTTACATTGAATCAAAATCAATAAAAGATTCTGCCGATGCTGCTGATAAAATATCAACGGCATATGATTTAGCAAACATTGGAAGTAGTGGTCCATTCTTCGGTGCAAAGTTATTGAAGGGTGATAAAGATACTCTTAAAAGTTTCATTCAACTTGGATTAGAAGTTAATTTAAGAATTGCATCAATTAGTTCGGATAAAGATAAAGTAGAACCAGGATTCACATTGATGGCTCTTGGTTTTTGTCTTTATTGGTTGAATTCTACTTTTACACCTTTACCACCGATGCCTCCTATGTTTGCACCAACAACGGGATGTCAAGTTCTTTTTCCTGGATCACCAAAACCTTTGGATAAAGAATTACAAGATGGTTTAAAAAAGAAGGATTCGGAACAGGCACTATCCGATTTTATCAACGCACTTGTAAAACATCAATTAACAATAGCAGGGATTTACAGTGGATTAGTCCCTGCCGTTCCATCACCACTTCCTTTGGTTTTGCCTTGGTTCGCAGTATTGAGTTTTCCAGACTTAGGAATAAAGATTCCAGATATTCTAAAAAATCAAGATACAGATGGTGATGGTACACCTGATTATTTGGATGACGATATTGATGGCGACGGTATTCCGAACGATAAAGATGATGATATTGATGGTGATGGAATCTTGAATAAGGATGAACCGGGTAAAGTGAATGTTGGTACTGGAACAGGCACAGGAACGGGAACTGGAACGGGAACCGGAACAGGTACTGGAACAGGTACTGGAACAGGAACTGGCACTGGAACTGGCACTGGAACTGGAACAGGCACAGGAACGGGAACTGGAACGGGAACCGGAACAGGAACTGGCACTGGAACTGGAACAGGAACGGGAACCGGAACAGGTACTGGAACAGGAACGGGAACCGGAACAGGTACTGGAACAGGAACTGGAACATCTAATAAACCTAGTTATGGTTCTGTTCAAGAAGATGTTGCAAACGCATTTGAAATTGAAACTCAATCTGTATTTAATGATAATAATTCCTTCGGTTTAACTATTGACTTAGATAGAAAAAATCCGGCATTGATGGATATAACAGTTGATTTACATGAATCTGTTGTTAAAAAACAAAATGGAAGTGACGAATATCAATTTGCAATAACCGTAACACTCAGTAATCTTGCTTTCGATAAAAGACTCGGTGGGTCTCAATCTAATCTACCTATAACAATCTCATCGGTAACAGGATATACGTTTAGAGATACGATAGAAACAACTGATTCTATATACAATGGTAGTAATATTACTTCTCCACGATTGAGAGGTATAGAACTGATGAAAGCACCATATCAGTACAGATTAGGACAGGTTTTAAATGAAGGACTTCAATTTTATCTAAACAAATGGTATAAAGGAATTTTGCCATCTGAATTAAAAAATGTATATTTCCTAATTAGAGATAATAGAGATGATCCAACATTAAGATTTGGAGTTGAAAAATTTTATCCATTAGATAAAAACAAAAAATTCAAGAGTTTGAAGTAATCTTATATTTATTTCTATGACACCGTGTCAAGAACATATTACCCGTTTAATTATTCGCGAATACGTGAAGAGCTACCTTATGGAAGGGAAGAAACCTTCCGGCGGTCTTCGTAAGTGGTTCAAAGAAAAATGGGTGGACATTTCTCGAAAAACAAAATCGGGTGGACATCCTCCGTGTGGTGCATCTGCCGGTTCTAAATCGAGAAAAGGTGGTAAACGTGCTTATCCAAAATGTGTACCAGCAGGACGTGCATCTAGTATGTCTTCTAAACAAAAGAAAAGTGCTGTAACACGTAAAAGAAAGTATGGTTCAACCAGACGTGGTAAAGCTAAATTTGTATCAACAAATCCGAGTAAGTAAATGATAAAGAATATTATCATGAATATCATAGTACCAGTAATCGCCATCGGTGGTGTTGGTATGGCTATTTATTCTTCTATGATGGTAGATGACCGAGTAACCGAGAATATGAGAATTGCTGATTCACTTCGTGCAGAAGTAAACAAGTATCATCAAAAGTATGACAGTATTCTTGTAGTTGCACAATTGCTAGATTCTGCCGTTACACATCAAGAAGAAACGGTAAAGATAGTAAAACAAACATTTATAAAATACAAAACACCACCAATCAATCATTCAGATTCGGCGGTAAAATTTCTAGAAGAGTTCATCGAGGAGTGATATGAAATGGACATTACCAATTTTATTTCTACTTGCAGTTATTACATCAAGTGGACAATCACAAGACTCAGTAGTTTGTTTGCCAAAAAGTAACATACTTACTCTTGCCAACAAAATCCAATTACTAAAAGACACTATTCGTTGGCAAAAAGATATAATCACTGCACAAGATACTCTCGTTAGTACACAAAAACAACGAGCACTTGTTTACGAAAGTCAATTAGAAAACCGTCAAACGGTAATCAATCTAATGGAACAAGAAAATAAGAAACTCCGTGAGACTATTGACATTATGATGCCGAAGTGGTATGACAATAAGTGGATATGGTTCGGTGGTGGTGCAACAGTAGCAACAATCATTTTGGGCGTGATATTGTAATGGTTCAACAAAACAAAACGTTACGGGATATAATCAAAGAAGAATATGTAAAGTGTGCCTCTAATCCGGGATACTTTATGAGAAAATACGCCAAGATTCAACACCCCGTTCGTGGTAAAATCCTTTTTGAACTGTGGGACTTTCAGGAATCTGTTCTAAAAGATTTCCAAAACGAACGATACAATATCTGTCTCAAGTCTCGTCAGTTGGGTATCTCAACTCTTATTGCTGGTTATTCTCTTTGGTTGATGTTATTCCAAACAGACCAAAACATTCTCGTTATTGCCACCAAACAAGAAACTGCAAAGAACCTCGTAACGAAGGTCAGAGTTATGTATGATAATCTTCCATCGTGGTTGAAAACTGCGGTGGTAGAAGATAACAAACTCTCACTTCGTTTCAAGAATGGTTCACAGATAAAAGCCGTTTCAGCTGCCGCTGATGCTGCTCGTTCAGAAGCTCTTTCACTTCTCATCATCGACGAGGCCGCCTTCATTGATAACATCGAGGAAATTTGGGCCTCTGCACAGTCTACAATCAACACTGGTGGTTCTGCAATTATCAACTCTACTCCTAACGGGGTTGGTAATTTTTACCATAAACAATGGGTCAATGCAAAGACAGGAACAAGTGCTTTCAACCCAATCTTCCTTCACTGGACAGTTCACCCTGAACGTGACCAAGCTTGGAGAGACCAACAAGACATCATTCTTGGTCCAGCACTTGCTGCCCAAGAGTGTGATGGTGACTTCCTTTCATCGGGTCAATCTGTTGTTGACGGTAATACAATTGACTGGTATCAGAAAACTTATGTATGTGAACCAAGAGAGAAGAGAGGTGCCGAAGGTGCCCTTTGGATATGGGACGACCCTGACCCTAATAAGACATATATGATATGTGCTGACGTTGCCCGTGGTGATGGTAAGGATTATTCTGCCTTTCACATTATGGACATAGAAAACATTGAACAAGTTGCAGAATACCGTGGTAAGTTAGATACAAAGTCTTATGGTAATCTTCTTGTATCGCTTGCAACCGAATACAATGATGCCTTACTTGTAGTTGAAAATGCAACTATTGGTTGGGCGGTAATCCAACAAATCATTGACCGTGGTTATCCAAATCTTTACTACACATACAAAGAAGATGGTTATACAGACCCGTCGGTTCATATACCGAAGGGATATGACCTCAAAGATAAATCACAAATGGTTCCTGGTTTCTCTATGACATCAAAGACAAGACCACTTGTGGTATCAAAGTATGAGATGTACTTCAGAGAACGTGCACCAGTCATCAAGTCAAATCGTTTAGCTGAAGAAATGTTCGTATTCGTTTGGAACGGTGGTAGAGCCGAAGCTCAAACAGGATATAACGATGACTTGGTTATGTCATTTGCTATGGGACTTTGGATTCGTGATACCGCACTCAAACTACGTCAAGAAGGTATGATGCGAACAAGGTTGGCGTTGGACTATATGAGAAAAACAACGTCGGTAATCAGTACAACGAATATGAGAAATCCACTTTCCGATTCTGGTTGGACGATGGACGTTGGGGATAAGAAACCAAACGAAGACCTTACTTGGCTCCTCTAAAAATGGTGTTAGATTATTCTAACTCATATTTATATCTATGGACTAATACACAATAAAAACAGGTGATAAATGGCACAGAAATCCTTATTTGATAGACTGAAAACACTTTTCTCTACGAACGTTATTGTAAGAAACGTCGGTGGAAAAAAGCTTAGAGTAGTTGATACTGCTCGCTATCAAGCAGATGGAAATCCACACACATCAAAAGTTATTGACCGTTATGGGAGATTACACGGAACTCGTGGAACTCCTATTTCTGTTTATAATCAATACAACTCGTTCTCTGCAACAAAGATTGACCTTTACACAGATTATGAGGCGATGGACACAGATGCAATCGTATCATCGGCACTTGATATTTATGCCGACGAATCTACACTAAAAAATGACACGGGCGATGTTCTTTCAATTCGTTCAGATAATGACAACATTAGAAAGATTCTACATAATCTTTTCTATGATATTATAAACATTGAATACAACCTATGGCCGTGGATTCGTAACCTTTGTAAGTATGGAGACAACTATCTTTACCTTGACGTAAAGGATGAGGTCGGTATCACAAATGTTGTTCCACTTTCACCGTATGAAATGCAACGTGATGAAGGAACTGACCCCGAACACATCTATATGACAAAGTTTATTTACGAAGGTCCACTTGGTAAAGGTGAATTTCAGAACTATGAAATTGCTCACTTCCGTCTTTTAGGCGATACTAACTTCCTACCGTATGGTAAGTCAATGTTAGAAGGTGCTCGTAAACTTTACAAGCAACTTGTTCTCATGGAAGACGCTATGTTGATTCACCGTATCATGAGAGCTCCTGAAAAGAGAATCTTCAAGATTGACATCGGTAATATACCACCGGCAGAAGTTGACCAGTATATGCAGAACGTAATGAACGCAATGAAGAAGACACCTGTTATGGACGAAAGAACAGGTGAATATAATCTTCGTTACAATATGCAAAACCTTCTTGAAGATTTCTATCTTCCTGTTCGTGGTGGCCAAGCTGGTACTAGCATAGAAACTCTCGCTGGACTTCAATATCAAGCAATTGAAGACGTTGAATACCTAAAGAGTAAGATATTTGCTGCTCTCAAAGTTCCAAAGGCATATCTTGGATTTGACGAATCACTTGAAGGTAAGGCAACACTTGCAACACTTGATATTCGTTTTGCAAGAACGATTGAAAGAATCCAACGTATCGTTATCTCTGAATTGACAAAGATTGCTATCGTTCACTTGTATGCTCAAGGATACGAGAACGCAGACCTTGTTGACTTTGAACTTTCTCTTACCGGTCCTTCTATCATCTATGAACAAGAGAAGATTGCCCTTTGGAAAGAAAGAGTAGACCTTGCTTCAAATCTGATTGAAAAGCGTCTTTTCTCAATGAAATATGTTTATGCAAATGTATTCAATCTTTCGGAAGATGACGCTGAGTTTGAGAAGAATGAAATCATTGAAGACATCAAACATCAGTTCCGTCAGAAACAAATTGAAAGTGAAGGAAATGATCCAAAGATTACGAAGGAATCATTTGGAACTCCACACGATTTGGCATCTATGAATATTTATGGTGGTAAGAGACCTCAACAAATCAATGATGTGGAAGTTCCTGAAGGTGGATGGCCGGGTGCTGGTAGACCAAAAGAAGGTGGTTCTACATATGGAACAGATAGAAGTCCATTCGGAAGAGATCCACTTGGTAAGAAAGACATCGGTAAGACACTTGATGTAAACCTTTCTCCAAAACATAACTACAAGGGCAATTCTCCTCTGGCAACTGAATCTACAAAACGTGATGGTTTGACAAAGGAAATTAGTGATATGTTGGACTCTATGTCTTTTGGTAGAGTAAAAACAAAATCAATTATTTCAGAAAGTCTAAAACCGGCATCGGAACAAAATACAGAAACATCTAATTTACTTGATGAGTCTAATTTAATGGAAGAAATTTGAGTTTAGGTCATATTTATTTTATGAGTAATATATTACAGGTAAACAAAGGATGAAAAAGATTAAACATTCAAAGTATAGAAACACGGGAATGTTATTTGAACTACTAACACGTCAAATAACATCTGACATCATATCCGGTACCGACTCTATCGCCACGGGTATCTTGAAGAAATTTTTCAACAAGAACACCGAGATGATAAAGGAGTATCGTTTGTATAAAACACTCTGTGAAGAGAAGATGCCAACCGATGCAAAATCACAAATGTTGATTGAAGCAGTCCTTACCGCCCGTAAGAAAATCAATAAGAAGAAGTTGAGTGAAGAGAAATATGAACTTATCAAGTCAATAACAGAAAACTTTGATATAAATTCTTTCTTCCAAACAAAAGTCGGAAACTATAAATTACTCGCATCTGTTTACAAGATATTTGAATATACTGAACTTGATAGCCCTGTGGAAATTACTCGTTCTAAGATGACCATTATGGAAAATATGGTATCTGAATCCAAGAAAGAACTTATTGAAGAGTCGGTATCACTAAAAGACGAACCAAAAGAAATTCGTCTTATGTCCTATAAAATTCTTGTTGAAAAGTTCAATAAAAAGTATGGCGAACTTTCACAAGACCAAAAATCTTTACTCCGCGAATACATCAG